ATTTTAATAACACAAGATCACCTTCTTTTTATTCTCTGGTTACAAAATCTTGCCTTAAAGTTATTTTCATATCAATTTCAACTCCCCTGAACGGATAAGAGCTAAAATCAAACCTGGTATCCGGGAAACTGAAATACAGACATTCCCCATCTAAATCAATATAGGCCCCCAGGGCTTTTTTAATATCAAAGTTTAAATCAAGAATCCCTTTATTGGTGGCATCCCCTACTATCTGTTTTTCCACATCAAAAATCTTTATATAACCGAATATAGTTAAAGTGAAATTTATCTCAGTTTTATGAGGCATAGTTACTGCCTCTTCCGGTGCACTGGTAGGCTCTAAAATAATACAGGGGAAATTATTAACCGGAATATCATCCCTGGTCCCCGAATATACGATTTTAATATAAGTTTTTAAGACAGCATCCTCTTCTAAAATGGTTTTGATTTTATTCCAGATATCCTCTAATTTCACCTTACTATCTCCTCTAAATATTCAGTAAAGATTTTAACTATATTCTTTTTATCCTCTTCCTGATAGAGTAAAAACTTACGCTGGGGAATTTTGACCGTCCTTGCTTTCTGGTGAACGTGCATAGCAAAAACATCTTCCCCGGTATTAGGATCGACCCAGTGCAAAGCTCTCGCTTTTACCGGGTAGATATCCCTGGCCGGCATCTTAATAGAACCGCCTTCCTGGTGTATTCTCATATAATCAAGATTAGTACCGATCTGTACTTTTTGATTAGAGACTACTTTATAGACAATAGAACTTTTTCCTCTTCCGGTATCCTGGAGGATCTTTGCCCCCCTTCCTTTCTTTCTCCGCATAGCTATAGTCATAGGTGAAAGTGGGGCCCATTTTTTAGGCCTACCTTCTGCTCTAAAATTTTTATCAATAGAACTTAACATTAAAATCCCAGATTGCTTTAAGGGGATTCTAAGGTCTTTAGCCTTTTCTCTGGTCCTTTTTAATAAGGCTACTACTTTTTCATCATTCATAACTTGAAAATTAATTAAAGTTCCGTTAGCCATTGCCTAAATCCTCTATCTTATCAGAATCAACTCCCCAGTTAGTTTCATCTCTTTCATCAAAGGTCCTTTTATAATTTTTAGTAGAAGATTGAATAGCCCCCACATCTACAGTGATTCCCTCGATCTGTTTTGTGCCGCTGGCAATATCTTTAAGGGTCTCTTTTGCCTCTTTGTATCGATCAATCCATTCGTTGGTACTGGGCATTTTTCCTGAATACAATCCTCTCATCACATAATAAGAAGCAATATCCTCAGCCAAGGATTTTATAATAGCCGGGGTAGTCTCCAAAGCATCAAGGGCAGCCAACAGATCAGATGAAAAGGCTGTCCTTATTTCTGCGTCAGCCTTAACAATAGCTTTAGCTAAAAGTGACGAAGGTACATCGGTTGCCGACATATTCAGATTAGTTAAAACGTCAGTATCTTCACAAAAAGCCATTTAAATCTCCCTTATTATTAGAGGGAGAGAATTATGTCCCCTCCCTCTAATTTTATTTTTTAGGTTATTGCCGGGGATATCCTGTACCCACAGGCAACAGCGACCATTCTTTCATCTTGGATAGAACTCACTTCAAACCAGTCACTATGTTTTACTTCTATCCTTGCCCTTCTAGTTTTAAATTTCTGAGATTGAAAAACATAACCTAAAGAGAATTTCTTTATTCCGGGTCTAGGTTCTACATAAGCTAAGATGGCATTTTTACCCCAGAGATAACTATAATTGGCAGTTTTACCTTCTTTGGCTGTATTATAACCAGCTTTACCGACTATCACTTCTTCCACTTCAAAAACACCGGCCATAAGTTCCGGGGTAACCACACCTTTTTGGACGTATTTAATTCGGTCTAAAATATCGGGATGGTGTTTTAGCTTATCGTAAACAGGTTTTGCTAATAGCAACACATTAGGTTCTTTAAAGATTACCGAATGTATCGCATCTTTACCGGCTTCAATATCACTTATTGGGTCAGAAGTATCGTAAGTATCCCATTTAACACTGGGAGCATTGGCCGATAAACTTGATTCTAAGATAGTTTTAATCCTCATCTCCAAACCTAATTGAAGAATATCGGTTAAAAATTCTACGGTATCTACTTCAAGATTTAAAGGTTTATCAGCATTAGCCCTTTCCCGATCATCGATTAAATCATTTAAGGCATGCTCTTCACAGCTATAAGTCCCGGTAGTTACTTTCCAATCCACAGTTCTTGATTCAGTCTTGGGGGCTCTCAAGGTTTTAGGAATCCTAAACCTATCTGCCTTAGAATTATATATATAATATTTATCCGATTCTTTTTTAACCGGTACAATTGGCATTAATTGTGTTCCGACATAATCAGCATTGCGATATTGTACCGAGATATTGGTTAATACTTTATCTATATGCACATTTTCCAGTTCTGGCATTTATTTTCACCTCGATTCTTTTATAAATTATCATTAAGCACTAACAATAAGATGCAATTTAGTAATCAAAACTTCTATTATTTCGTCTGCACCCCCGGAGGCTTCCAGAGCTATTGCTCCGACATAATCTTTGTCTGTATTCGCTAATACTCCGTGTCCGTTAACATCAGGAGTTAAGAGTGCATTTTCGCTACATGCTCCACCCATCACTAATTTACTTGTACCTAATAATCTTACCCGGGCGGCTTTGCCCTCAGCGGGAGCATTCTGTAAGATTCCGATAGAAAGCTCCTTGGCCACGCCACAAGAGACAACATCGCCAGATCCATCAAGTTTTACAAAATGATATTTAAAATTAGTTAGGTCTGCACCAGCTTTAAAAGTTATATCTAAAGTTCCAGCAGTAGCTTGAGACATTATTTAACACCTCTTTTCAATTAATTAATTATTTATTATTTCTTTTTAGATTCAGTAGTATCCAGAACAGCTAATACCGCATCGCGGTAAGATACATCTTTATGCTCGGCCATATACTTCTTGACCTTCTTTTCTTCTGGAGTTAATTTCTCTTCTCCTTCTTCCTCTTCTTCTTCACCCTTGCTTAATTCAGCAAAAATGGAATCCGAGAAATTAGGTTGAAGTTCGATAAATTTTTCCAGTAGTTCTCGCTGTGAAAGTTCGGTTTCCTTGTCATCTACGGTAAATTTAATTGTCTTTTCGTCAGAAGTGGACTCTATAAGAGCCATCAAAACTTCTTTCTGTTTTGGTAGAAACCGCATGTCAGTTTCGGAGCAGTGAGCATCAATAAAGGTTTTAATTTCGGCTTGTCTTTTTTCCTTAGAGATCTTGTTTAGCTTTTCTTCTACTTCTTTAGCCTTTTTCTGTTCAGCTTCGAACTTTTCTTTAAAGTTCTTAGCTTCTTCTGCTTCCTTGGTGACCTTCTCAAAATCTTCCACCGCGACAAATTTTTTACCTTCTACTTCAGTGATCTTAATTCCGTCTTTCATAATATATTCTCCTTTCTTTTTATTACCCTTCGCCCATTCCTTTAAATCAGATGGGAGTAAGGGGTCTAAATCATCATTCCATTTATGGGACATTCCAAACCCTTTTGCAGCCCTTAGCATTCTGGTCCAGATAATACCCTGTTCTTTCCGGGAATACTGGGTCCTATTTTCCGGTTTTCCAAAATATCTAACTGCTGATAAATAATGATCCTGGTCTATGGGATAACGATAATTAACCGGGTCTGCAAATTGACCATCAGTCAAATTCTTATATTCTCCGGGTTTGGTTACATTCCCGCCTTCCTTTATCCCAATATCATATTGTTTACTTCTTTTTTCCTGTAATTCTTTATTCTTTTCTCTTTCGCCCCCTTCATTTTCATATATAATTAAAGTAGCTTCCTGATTAGCATCATATAAGGCAGCAATATCTTTTAAGTTAGTTACTGCCGGTAAATCAGCACCCAAAAAAGCTATGGCCGAAAGGACCTTCTTATACTTTTTCCGGGTGCTAGGCTCGGTATAATCATATAAAATCTCACTGGATATCCTTTTGTAAGCTCCATTTTTAATTAATTGATATAAGACCTTAGGCACTTGCTTTATATCCACTAAAATTTTATTCCCCGCTCTTTTTAATTTAGTGATCCAGCCACCAGCAGGAAGTCCTGTCTTTTTTAATAGTTCCTGTTTATCGCTATGCCCCAGCTTTACTCTAGGCTTTAATTTATCGATTATTTCATTCGTACCATTTACAATATTATCAATATCCTCATCGGTAATTTTATGACCGTTCCATTTTCCAGTACCAAATACTTCAACATCTTTTAACTCGTAAGTCTGGGAATAGGCTTCCCATATTGCCAATTCCATAGCGGTTAAATTTCCTTGCTCTCCAGTTTTAACCCAGTTACCCTCTTTGTCCTTTTTCCAACCTGCTTTTTTAAGGCCTGCCCAGGCTGTAGCAGCAGCCAAACCCTCTCTTTCCGGTCTATCTTTATAC